TGACAGGGGCAAAGCGTGGGGGCAGCATGGGCGGAGGTGTGGCGAGGCTGGCAATGATCTCGGCAAGGGATTCCTTGAAATCTTCTGCACCTCTTGGCCCCGGCTTGAGCATGACGGAAAACGCCATGCCGTCCTCGTCTGGCTCGGTCTTTAGCCATGTGATAGACGGCACCATGTCCGTGCCGACCGCCTGCATAGCCTTTGCCACCGCAGGATCGCGCGCCTTGCTACCGCGCCACTTCTGCAAGGCGTTGCCGTCCATGCCTAGCGCGCGGGCGGCTTCCACGATGGTCGGGTATTCCCGCAACGCCTGGTATCGGCGCGCGGCTTCGTCGGGCGATGTGGGGGCTGGCAATCTCTCACCCTTGAGCGCAGGCAGCGTCGACGAGGATCACAAGCGCCCCGGCTGACACGCCTAGTTTCTGGTCGGTCGTTTCCAGCACATCGGCCACAACGGTTGCCCGCTGCGCCCGCGTTTCTTCGCAGATCACCGTGCCGTTGACGGGTGGCGGTTCAGCGGGCGTTTGGGTCGCGGGCGCGCAAGCGATCACGAACAGCGGCAAGATCAGTGGCCATTTCGACATTTCGGATGCGTCCCCTCGTTGCGTCTGCCCCGGCCCGGTCGCGGGCAAGGGCGTCATAGACCGCGTTTTCCTTCAAAGCCTCCTCATAATCGCGCCGGATACGTTCCTCTTGCACGGCTTTTAGGGCTTCCTGAATGAACATCAGGAAGCCCTTTCCGGCGAGCCATGAGAGGATTTTGCCGAAGATTCCGGCGAGCATGTCAGCCGATTTTCTTGGTGGCGTAGACGCGCCCGATGATGGCAACGAGGCCACCAATGGCAGAGCCAACGCCCGCCAGAAGTTCGGACAGTTGCGCGGTGTCCTCTGCCGTGATGGTGAAGCCTGCGATGCTGGCAATACCGGCACCAAGGGCGAGCAAGCCGCCCCAAACCGTCTTGGAGGCCAGAAGGCCCTTAACAGATTCCATGTCAGTCTCCGATGTGATGATTGCCGCAAACCCTGCGGCGGGGATCGTCAAACGGCGATTTTCTGCGCTGCCAGCCACGCCGGAACGTAGAAGCCGGGGCAGGCTTTGCCGCTGTCCAGTTGGTTGTGCCCGAGTATTTGGCTCACATCCGTGCGGCCTTGCAGGTCGCGGATCAATTCGGCCAGCGCGGCTTCCTGCTCTCGGGTGTAATTGCGCAGGAACGGGTCGCGCGGCTTCGACGCAATGCCGCCGAAAAGGCTGATCCCGAGGCTGCCGGTATTGTGGCCCGCGACGTGCGAACCGATCTGCGTTTCGGGGCGTCCGGGAACAACAGTCCCGTCGCGGTCGATCAGCCAATGATAACCCACGTCCTTCCAACCACGGTCAACCATATGGATGCGCCGGATGGCGGCCACACGCTGTTGCGGGGTGTCACCGGGTCGCCAGTTGGCCGGGGTTGCAGTGCAATGGACCACTAGCGTGCGGACGGGGTAGCGCGCTGCGCCTTGGTAGATCACGGCTGCGCCCCCACTCGGTCCCGCAAGAGCCGGTTTGTCTCGGCGATGCCAGTTTTCAACTCTTGCAGGCTTTCCCGGACAGCCGACATTTGCGCTGCTAGTGTGGCATTGCTGACGGCCTGCGCGGCGGTCACGGCTTCCACCGCGTTCAGCCGCGCGGTCTGTTCTGCGTTGGTTGCCGCCACGTTGTCCACACGGTTGGACAGGCTGCTGACCCACCAGACCCCGCCGCCGAATTGCAGAAGTAAAACGCCAACGAGCGAGAGGTTGATGGTCCTGTCCAGATGCCACCCCATCGGCTTTGTTTCCTCATTTTCCATGTCAGTAAATCACCGTGATGATGATGAACCCGTTGCCGCCGCGCCCGCCCGTGCCGCCCGTGACGCCAGCACCGCCGCCGCCACCACCGCACCCCGGCGCACCGTCGCCGCCGTTGCCAGCCACGCCCGTGTTGCTGGAACCGCCGCCAGAGCCGCCCGTGAATGACAGGGGACGCCAGAACGAATAGCCCGCGTTGCCGTTGCCGCTGCCCGCCGTGCCGCCGGGGATAGTCGGCACAATGCCCGCGCCCGTCACGGCCCCGCCTGCGAAGTCTGCGGAGGTAGTGCCACCACCGCCCCCACCGCCTGACAGGAACGAACCGACGCCGCCCCAAGTGACCGCAGCACCAGCCGCGCCCGCGATAGCGCCGCCAGCAGCGCCCGTAGCGCCTTGCATTTGGTATAGCGAACCAAGCGCGCTGTATGCGCCAAGGGTGGCGGCGTTTGCCGCAGACGCCGCACCGCCCGCCGCGCCAACCGCAGCCGCCGAACCGACGCCGCCAGCAGTGCCGCCAACCGCGATGAACATGCGGAACGCCGCTGCCGTGGCAGGTCGAACGGCAATCGTGCTGTTGCCGCCCACCGTGCCAGCCGTGGTCGTGCCGCCCGCCCCGCCGAACGCAGGCTGAACGAACAGCTTTTCAGGCAATGCGATTGCGGGAATTGTCGTGATGATAACACCACCACCGCCGCCGCCCCCGCCGCCGCCTCTGGCAGTTGCCGCCGCCGCGCCGAACCCCGCACCACCGCCCGCACCACCGCCAACCGCGAGGATGTTGATTGCCGTCGCGCCCTTCGGAATGACGTAATCCTGCCAAGCGTTGAGGCTTGTGCCGCGCGCCATGAATATGGTTGTGCGGTTATCGTTCGGGAGGTGAAACGGGATCGCCATTAGTAATCACCCGCGAACAGCGTAGCTTGCCAGCCCGCCGCCACCGCCGTGCCGAGGGTGACATAAATCCGGTAGCCAGCGGGAATGGCGAAGTTGAACGTCATGCCCGCGCCCGAGACTTCCGCGACTTCCGAAAGCGTGATGGCGGGAAGGCCGATTTCGCCAATCAGGCTGTTATTCGTCGCCGTGGTGGGTGCCGCGCCGTTGTTCAGAAAAACCCGCATGACCGAGGCCGTGTTGGTGCCTTTGGGGCGGCAAATCATCTGTTGCAGGAATGAGCCGTTAGCCCCTGCGGTAAAGACGAGGTTGACGGTTCCGGTGCCATCCTTCGCGGTGTTCGCCGCCGTGATGTTGTCGGAAAATCCAACGTCTGGAAGCGCCGAAAAAATCGGCGTTGTGTTCGCAACCATCGGTTATCTCCTAGAGGAATTGGCGGGCGTTAAACGCGAGCGATTGGCCGTAGTCGAAGGCGCTGGAGCCCCCGCCCGGTATGTTGATCGTCACCGACGTTGTGCCGGTTGCCGTCACGCCCGCCCCGGTGAAGTTGAGCGAGGTCACGGCGGTTGAAAGCGTTGACCCTTCGTCTTGCACGGTGAGGGACGCGCCGCCTCCGCCCGTGGCGTTGAGCGTGGTTCCCGACATGCTCAGGTTGGTGCCAAGCGTGATCTCCTGCGGATCGCCGGAACCGCTGTCACCACGGCCAAGCAAGCGCGAGGCTGCCGACACGTTCTGCATCTTGGCATAAGTCACGGCGTCGTTGGCTATCGTCAAAGCCGTCGCGCCGGTCACATCGCCGGTATGCGTGGCGTTCGTGACCTTGGCCGTGTTGGCCGTGACAGCGGCGGTCGCGGCAACGGCGGTGGCGAAGTCGCTGATCGTCGCGGCAAGCTGCGTGCCAGTGTGGTTGGCGCGGGCAAGCAGGGTCGCATCCGTGCTGTTGGCGGTGGCGCCCGTCGCAATGCCGTCCAGCTTGGTCTTGTCGGCCCCGGTCATGAACCCGGCTGCACCCGCCGCAACCACGTTGGCATGTAGCGCCCCGCCCGCACGGCTGCCATGCGCGGTGTCGTTGAATCGGGCCGCAGGTAGCGTGCCTGTGGTAAGGTCGCTGGCAGAGCCGCTTGTGGCCACTGTGGCGAGGCCAGACACATCGCCAGCCGCGATGGAAAGCAGCGTTTTCACCTGCGCAGCGGTCAAGGCGATAGGCGTTGCTGCAATGCCGGTGTTGTTGCCGAGAATGGTGGACGCGGCAAGGTTTGCCATCTTGGAGAGGCTGACCGCGCCCGCGTCGATAGTCCAGGTTGCCCCGGAACCCGACACGGTAATGTCGCCCTTGTCTCCGTCGCTTGCCCCGCCCCCGCCTGCCGCTGCCAGTGCGGCTTGCAAGTCGGCTTGGTCGGCAATATCGCCGTAGATGCGGCCCCAGATCGCGCGCACGTCACCCGACGAAACGCTCACCGCAGGCGCGGCTTGTGTCTCGACGATGATGGGCGGCAAGGGCTTGCCGGGAGTGATGATGTTGCTCATTGCGCCCTCAGATCGTCAGAATTTCTTGACGATCTTGACGCCGATCTTGCCCTTGAACGGATTTCCGGTCGGCGTGATCTTGACCGGGGGCGCGGGCTTGCGACCGCTGTTTTCGCCGGTCTTTGCGCCAAGCCGCTTTTCAACCATTGCGGCCTTTTCGCTGATGGTGGTTTTCTGTCCGAATTTCATGGATTTCACCCTTAGAATTGCCACATAATAGCAGCCTCGCCGCCGTTGAAAGTGCCGCTTGAGACGCTCAACCGCAGCCGGTCAAGGCTTCCGCCAACGGCAAGCGTGCCGGAAAATACTTGGGGTGTGTTGGCGCCGCCCACGCCCGAGATGACCCAGTTATTGCTGCCCATGTGGACCAACTCTGCGGTTCCGTCATAAGCCGGGGTGCCCATGTTGCCCCCTGCCAGCCATGATGTTGTGTCGGATACAAGTGAGGTATTCGCGCCCCAGGCAACGCTGGAATATCCCGTTGTCAAGAACGATCCCGCGCCAACCTGGATGCCGAAGTTTGTATTCGCGGAGCGTGCAACTCGGCGAAAGGCAACCGTAATCCTGCGCACCCCTGCTGGGATTGCGGTTGAAATATCGACCGTTGCGCCGCTGGTCGTGGCAACTGGCCCGCTAAATGGCATTGCGCCCCATTCCGGCGCGGTGGCTCCGGCGTTCATTCGCAGCGCCTGCCCCGCCGTGCCCTTCGCAAGCCGGGTCCAGCTTCCCCCCGTGCGATAGATCGTGTCGCCGTCTGTAGCACCTTGGTCGATGATGACCTGCTCACGCCATGCCGCCCAAACGCCGCCCGACAGCCTGCGCCGAAAGATTCTCGTGCCCATTGAAGGCGCTGAAATTTCCATCATCGCCGTGTTTGATGCTTGCCGCCAGATCGACACAAGCCCGGTATCAGATGCAAGGATGCCAGACGGGAATGTGCCGGTGGTTGCGCCGTCGAAGCGGTAAACGCCTGCGCCGGTTCCGGTGGCATCAAGGTCGGCAAGCAGCGTCGCGTTGCCGGTGATGCCAATGCCGAAGGCCGCAAACCCCGCCGCAGACGCCGCCGCCGCGCCCTCAACTGCCGCCTGCACGTTGTTGAACGGTAGCGCCACGGTTGGCGTGAAGGAAACCGCGCTGGCAGCCGACGAGGACGAGGACGAAACCGGCACGGGGTCCAGCGTGTAAAGCGCCGCCGACGCGGAATCGGTGACAACCGCCTTTGCGGGCGAATTGACATACCGTTGCGGCCAGAAGCCGTTGGCATCCGCGACAATCGGATTGGCCGCCGTTATGGTGGCTGCCTCGTCGGAATACACCGCCTGCGTGGTGAGCGTCCCGGCCTGGTAGATCGTCGCCAGAGCGCCGGGGGCCACATAGCCGTTGGCGTCTAGCGCGCGGTCAAGAATGAGTTGGCTGGCGATGATCGTAACTCCTCAATAGCGCGCAAACGTCAGTTGACCTTTGGCGGTGGATGGCCTTAAACTTTGCGTTTTTGGAGGGTCCCGGATGGAAGTTGTGCTGGCCTTGGTCGCCGTTCTGGTCCTCGCATGGGCCAACGACGCGCACGAAAAGCACTTGGCCCGGAAGATCAGGGCCGATCTGGATAAGGTCTTGGGTCGAGACGATTAGCGCCCGTATTCGGATGCCAGCGGCCCCGCCAGCGCGTTGAGGCCGCGCCCCATCGTGCGTGGCTGGAACGGAACCGGCGCGGCCTTTGCGCCCGACACCATGCCGATCAACTTCTCAGCGCCCTGCTGTGTGCCACGGTCTGCAATGGCCTTCGCCCCGGATGCCGTCGCAGAGATTGCCAGCATTGCAGGGTTTGCCGCAACTGCGCCAAGGTTGAGCGCAGTCATCAGCCCGTTGCCCGTGGGGGCCAACTTGCCCACCCGGCGCAAGAGGTTCTGGCCTGTGGTGCCTTCAATGAAGGCTCGCATGGTGTCCAGTTCGGTCTTGCTGAACCACTTCGCCTGCTTTGGGTTGTTTGCAATCATTGAGACAGCTTGCCGGAATTTGTTAAGGACGTTGCCGCCCGAACCCGTTGCTGCGGTCTGGTCGCTGGCCTTCTGAAACGCCAATTCCAGAAGTTCAGCTTTCTTGTATCGGGCGTTTGCCAGCCGCGCCGCGTCCAGCAGTTCGGACGTGGACGCGCGCGATGCAACCAGATCGTCAATCGCGTCAACGATGCTGAGAAGCCCTTCCTCTTTGGAGGTGTTATACCGCTTCCACACCGACTGCCGGAACTTGTCCAACTGCCCAAGCGTGACGTTCTTTTCCGCCACCGATTCCAGCTTGCGCAACATGCCTGTGGTGACGTTATCCGCCTCGGGCAGATAGTTGATTTCGCTCATGTCGTCGACGGCGGCTTGCACCATTGGGCGCAGTTCGGCGGGGCCGAACGTCTCTCCCGCCTTGTCAACCGCGTCATAAGCGACGTTCTTCGTCGTGCGCAGGCTTTCCAGCGTGGGCCGGGTTGCCGATGCCTTGAACACCTTGCGGAACGCCTTGCTTCCAAAGTTGATCACAGCGGGGGCCGCTGCGCCAAACACAGCGCCGGAAACTGCGCCTTCCAAGCCGCCCTTGATGCGGTCGATGACGCCGCCGTCAGATGTGCCAACGCCATAAGCCGCGCCAACCTTAGCGCCTAGCTTCGCGCCTTCGGTGATAGCCTTGCCGACCGTGGCAACCTTTTGCGGGCCGGGAAGCGGGACAGCCAACGCGCCGGTCAACTCGCCCGCGAATTGCGTCTTGGGCCGGTCGCGCTTGCCCGCATCGGTCGCGGCGCGGGCAACGTCAGTCGATCCGCCTAAGGCCCCCACGATTTCATCCGCAAAGCCGAAGGTTGCACCCTGCGCTACGCCATCGAAGAAAGCGCCCATTGCGGTCGGTTTGTAGTTTGCGGCAATGGCTTCGCGCGATGGGCCGGGGGCTGCTGGCGCTGGCTTGGCCTGCCCCTCGACAAACCGCTTCCCGATTGCGCCCATTTCGTACAATTCAGGCGAAATGTTGCCGGTCGGGCCTGGGCCGCGTGTCATAGGTTCGGCGGGCGGTGGCGGTGCCACGGGTGGCACGATGCCTTGCGGCTTTGGCGCGGCTTGGCCCATGGACTGCGCGATTTCATCCACCGTGCGCGCCTGATCTTCTGGCGACATTGAGAGGAAATCGTCAGAAACCTTCACCTTTTTGCCATTGATCGCAAGCGTAGTCATTCGACAATGCTCCACTGAACGCCGCTGGAAGTGGTGTTCGCGACGGGCGCTGGCGGCTGGGTAGCCGCCTGTGGTGCGCTGCCGGGTTGGGCCTCCAGTCGCGCAATTGTCGCTGCATCTGCGCGGGCCACGGCCTCAATCTGCGCTTGGTTCATGCCAGCGCGGATCGCTTCAACGGCGCGGACACGCGACGCGCGCTTGAACTCCAAAACCGCCTCATTGTCGCCCAGTTGCGGAAGGTAGGTCTTGCCGTAAAGCCTCTGCTCCGGTTCCGTGATCGCCGCGCCAGTGTCCTTGCGCAAGATCGCTTGCAGGAACTCGTCGCCGGATTGGCGGGCGGTCTGGTATGCATCGCTTTGCAAGGCACCGCGCGCAAGGCCGGACGGGTCCAGGTCAAGCACACGATCCCCGATGCTTGTCAGCGCGCCCGCAACAGGTTCCAGCGCCTTCAATGCGCCCTCCGCCCGCGTGGCAAACACGGTATCCTTGCTTTGCGCATCGCTGAACTTGGCCGTTGTGCCAGCGCCGCCCCGCGTAACGATTGGCTTGCCGTCCGGGGCGTAGATGGTTTCCTCCGGCGTAGCACCCTGCCCGACAGGCTTCGGCCCGCCGTCCGCGCCAAGGTCAAACAGCGTCGAGCCTGCCACCTTGAAGCGGTCGTTCGGGTTGATCGTCGGCGGCGCAAACGCATCCATCGCCTCAAGCGCGCCCTCGAACATCGCGGCTTGCGCCGGAAACTCCTCAAAGGGGAAGTCCGCCGGGTTCATGCCGTTCTGCGTCAGGAACCGCTCATACCCGGCCTTGTCCTTGTTCTGGTAAAAGAACGCGGCCCCGGACAGCCCCTTGGTAATGGCGTCCTTTTCGGCGGCAAGTTGTGCGGCGGTCAAATTGGCAGCCTGTGCCTGCAACGCTTCTGCGGCCTTCGCCTTGCCCTCGTCGCGGGCCATCTGCATCCGCTCGGCGCTGAACGCCATTTCCTGCTTTTGCCCCTGCATCCCAAGGATGTTGCTCTGCACTCCCTGCGCGGCCATCGGGTCAAACGCGGCAAGCGCGTTGATGCTGCCCTGATTGCCCGCCGCGATGCCCGCGCCTTGCTGCTGGTAAAGCGTGGCAAGTGCGTTCTGCGTGTTCAGGCCGATCTGCCCTTGCGCAGCCAAGCGGCCACGGTCAAGTGCGCCGACAACATCCGGCGCTTGGCCTGCAAGAATGATGTTTGGGTTCAATGCCATTGTGTGCCTCAGGCTCTGGCTAGGGCATTGCGGCCCCGGCGTCGGTTCATAAACATATCGGCGTCGATATCTATCGGCTTTGGCCGCCACGGCTCGGGGGCAAGCGCGTTCTGCGCCTTTTCCGGGGGATTGGCAGCAGGCGCGGCCAGCGCGTTGGCCTGATAGCCCACATTGCCGCCGAGATACTTTGCCTCACGCCGCGCGCGGTTTTCCTCAGCAGGGCGCAGAAACTTGTTGACGATGGCAGCCGCCGCCGTTCTGGAATCCGCCGCGCCTAAAATAGCCTTCCCTGCGGCGGCTTCCGGCCCCTGCAATTCATACATCAGGAAGTCCATTTGCAGATTTGGGTCTGCAACATCCATCCCACGTTCTGCCGCATAGCCTTCCAGCGCGCGCCGCCGGGGGCCGGTCCATTGTGCAAGCCCAAATCCACCCCGAGACCCAGGGACTAATGGGGCAATTTCATTGATGCCGGGATTTAGCCCGCTTTCGTCCTTGAAATTCCACGCAAATGCCTCTGCGACGTGCGGCTTCATGCCCCGCGCGACAAGCCCATCAACGAACCAATTGGATGCCATTGATTACCGCCCCCCGCCGTATTGCGGCGCGGCGGTCATGTTCTTCTGATAGTTCCAAGCGCCAAGCGCGTTGTCGATCCCGCCGTTTATGGCCTTGCCGACGCCAACATACCCGGCGCTGATCGCATTGCCACGGTCGGCAAGAGCGTTGGACACGTTGCCAGCCGCATACTGCGATGCCTGCACACTCATGGATGCTGCGTTCATGCCGCTGCTTGCCTGCGCGCCCAAGCGTGACAGGTAGTTGCCGTATTCGTTCGATACGTAGTCCTGCCCGAATTTCAGCGAATCCCGCATGGTCGCGCCGGAATACAGCCCGCCACGCGCCGCCGCGCTGGCTTGCAGGCTGTCCTGGCCCTGTTGCAGCCGGAAGTCATAGCCTGGGGTCTTGGTGAACCCGCCGTAAACCGTGCCGCCTGTGCCGTCGGCCGCCGCGCCAAAGGTGGGGCGCGCACCCAAGCCCAACTCGAAGTTCATCGCCCGCTGCGCATCAGCGCCACCTGTCCGATACGGCGACAGGTCGTTGCGGATGATATCCCGCGTTTCCTTCTGGAACGCGATATCCTGATTGGCGCTTGCGGTTTGCGCCTTGGCTGCCTTTTTCGCAGCGAATGCCTGAATAAACGCCCCACCGATTGATGCTGCTATTGCCATTTGCGACCCCATCCGACCATGACAACCGGCTCTGCCAATGGCAGCCTGCCGTCAGTTTCAAACCCGATGCGGCGACACAGCGCCAACATTGGCTTATTGCTTTCCTTCACCCACCCGACGATGCGGGCGGCGTTCATTTCTTCCGCAAAGCTGGCAACGATTGCCCGCGCCGATGCGTCCAGACGGCCCCACGCCTCGCGCTTGGCCCCGAGGTGGCCCATCCACACGTCAGGCCACAGATGCGCGTGAAACGCCCCGCAAACGCCGCCTAGCGCGCGGTAGTGCATCCATTCTTCGCAGGGTTCGGTGAAGTATGGCGCAGCCTCTTGCGCCGTGATCGTCTTGATCAAATCGAACCCGCGACAGACACGCGCGCCTGATACTTCCGCACGTCCGAACCGTTGGACATGGAGATTTCGCACACGGCCCGGTGAAAGTAGCCAATCCGCTCAAGCGCCGGGAAGGTGGCCGTCTGCGCCGGGGTGAGGGTGAACGTCAGAACGCCAAGCGCATTGCCAGTCACAGGGACGGCAACGATAGGCTCCTGCACCGCAATGCCGTCCACAATGCGCCATTGCGCCTTCGGGCGCGCCTTGAACGTGGCCGTGCCGGTGTAGCCGGTCCAATCCTGGCCGACGACTGTCGCGGCATAGGTGAACGCCTCGCCTTGAGACAGGCGAATTGGCAACAGGAAATTCATGTTAAAACTCCGCGCTGGCGAACCAGTCGCTTGCAAAAAAGCCATTCCCGACAGTGCCGTTCGCCGCGCGCTCTTCCTGTATGAAATGGGTGTTGCCTGAAAAGGTTCGTGTGGTTGGAAAGCCACTTTCAGCCGTGCCTGTGCCACCCAGCGTCGGGGTGGATCGCTTCACTACCCTGAAATTCACGCGCAAAAAGTAACCCAATCCGCTCGTAACGCTTCCGCTAAAAACTATTGTGCCGGTCTCATAATACCGCTGGCAGCGGGCCAATTCGTCCCCAATCGGAAGCCGCTCGAAAGGCGTTGCCGTGGTGCCAAGTTCAAGCTGCGCATCGGTGAACGTGCCGCCAGTGAACCGCACCGTCGCATCCGTGTTTGCGGGCAGGGTGAAGCTGGCACCCTTCGCGCGCGATACCCCGTTGACGGTGCAGGTCGCCGTCCCGGTCCAGTTGATGACGTAGTTTCCGCCTTCAATGTTCGCGGCTTCGATCACCTGCTCCGCGCCGCCAGCCGGGGCTGTCATCGTGCGCGCGGCGTTTGATCCGGTGAATAACAGGTTCTGCCCCGATGTCACAACCCGCCAACGATCCAGCGTGTATTGGTTCGCGCCCGTGGTGGCCGTCCCAGACACATAGCCGCGCTGGTTGATGCGGCCCTGCCCGTTGATGATCCGGTTGCGGCCTGCAAGGCTTGATGCGACCGCTGAAATGTCCGAAGCAACAGCCCGAACACCCGCCTGTGTAAACTGCCCCTTGCCGTCTACATACTGAACATCGGTTCTAAGCAATTTCTACATCCACTTCCGCAAGCATCGGAATGTCGGTCACGGACGACAGCGATAGTTCAATCGTCGCCCGCCGAAACTGCCCCAATGCCCGCCACGTCACCCGGTTCTGATAGTTGCCGACAACGCCAAGATCGCGGCTTTTCGGGTTGCCCCACGTCATGCCACCATCGCGCGATGTGCGAAGGTCCAGCTTGGCAACAGATGTGTCGCCGTCGCCCTGAATATCACCAGCCGGTCGCGGGAAGGCCTCGATCTTCGCCACCGAAAACCGCTCGTTCTCGTCCATTGTCCGCGATATGAACCGCCTTACCAGAGGCGCGCCAAAGTCCGCACATGCATCCGACAGGAGGGCAACCTTGCCGCCATCCGTCCCGACATACCATGCGCCCCACGCCTTCACAGACGCCCGCGCAAGCCATGCGGCGTTGTCCTGCGCCCGCTCGTGCCATTCGCCCGTCGCCACGTCATAGCACCACGCGGGCGCGCCCACGAAGGCAATGCAAATGAACCCATGCCCGCGCTGTTCATAGAAGAACATGCGTTCCGGGCTGTAACGCTGCAACGCGACCTCAAGCGCAGGTGTCGAGATCGGGCCAATCCCCAAAGCGTGAACCCGGCCATCAGACCCGACATAAGCCATCCCATTTGGCAGCGTCGTAATCAGGCCATAGGCTGCAAGCCCCGGCTCCGCTTGCGCGCCGTCAATCCGCTGAAACGCATCAGGGCCAGCGCCGCCGAAGACTGCCCACCGCTCGTAACCGCCCCTCTTGAAGATGTAGAGCGCATCCTTGAACGCGATAAGCCGAATGATCGGTTCAGCCGTGATTTCCGCAGAGGCGAAGTCAAGCCCGTTCCATGCCGATGGAGCGGCAAGGCCAGACCATTGGAACACCCGACCATTATACTGCGACACGATCACATAGCCGCCAAGGTAGGCCACTGATGCAGGCTCCGTCACGCTGCCCGTTGCCACGTTGGCAAGCGTCGTGCCGTTCCATGTCCAGTATTTGCGGTTGGACACGACAACGGCGACGCCCGTGCTTTGGTCCAGCCCCACGAGGTTATCAGCGGCCTGCACATCGCCAAGCAGGGTTGCAACGCCGCCGCTTGAGACCGAATAGAGGTTCATCCCGACCACGGTCAGGATAAGGTTGTTCCAGAGCGTCAGGGCGCGCATGAACACGCCGTCAATCGTCACAAAGTCTGCCATGCCGGGAACAGACCGCAGCACCGCTCCGGCCCGTCCACCGGGCACCATCGGTTCGCGGTATGCATTGATCAGGCGGCACGGGTTGCCGGTCGGGTTGTCCGCGTCCCGTGCTGTCTGGCCGACAAATGCAACTTTCACCGACGCCACCGACGCTGCGAAGGCGTGTTGCGCAGTGCGGTCGGGATCACCGCATCCGGCACGATGGAATAAGCCGCCGAAAGCCGATTGCGGAAACGCCGCTCCTCAACGGGCGGGCGGGTAAACTCGGGGGCGAGGCGGTTTGCCAGGAGGTAAACCGTGCCTTCCTGAAATTCGGGCTGTAGCGCGAAGGTGTCGGCAAGTTCCATGTCAACGTGCGCCACGTCGATGCCGTCTAGCAGCCAGCCGTGCATCATCATATTGAGTGCATCAAGGCCGGTTGCGGCTTGGTCTGCGGTCATGGATTCGTCGGATGCGACAACGCCAATCTTGCGATATGCCCGCTCAACGATATCACGCATGGTTGCCATGTCGCACCTCGCAAAAAGATAGGGGCGGCCATGACAGCCGCCCCCGTTGGCTTAGTTGGTGAGGCGCATACCCCGGCGCGGGTCCAGAACAACCGGCTTCCACAGCATGTCAAAGCGGAGGTTCAGGTCCAGCGTGTTGCCGTCCACCCATTCCGAAACGGACATGGTGACAAACTCGCCGGTAACGGTCGAGGTCTTGAGGCCACGGTCATCCGGGATATCCAGAGGCCGCGTAACCAGCGCAATCGCCATCGGGTCAAGCAGCAGCGACTGACGGAAGGCCGTGTTGGCCGCGCCGGTCCGAACGGTGATGGCCGCAAGGTTGGCAGGAGCCGCCGTAACGGTCTGATACGCGCCCGCGATGATGATCGGGGGCGAGATGGTCACAGTGGCAAGACCGCCCGCATCCGAAGATGCGTTGGCAAGCACCGTGAAGGTTTGCAGACGGCCCGTATCCGCTTTGGTGTTCGGGTTCACCGCGTTGACGCCCGCGATCTGGAACACATCACCAGCGCGCAAACGAAGCGCGGCGGCGGCGGTCCATCCCGAGGTGTTAAGCGTCTGCGACCACGTATCCCGCACCGACTGCGTGGTATACAGGACGTTCTGCGACGCACCCGCAACCACGGGAGTGCCGCCCAGCGGGCCGACAGTGTGGGTCGGGGCAAATGCCGACTGGTAGTTGTCGAAGCCAGCAAAGTTGCCGAACATCGCCTTTTCCAGCGCCACCTTGTTGTTGCCCTGCACGTTGGTCGCAGCAATCGAACCGGCCAACAGCGCGGTTGCGGTCGGGCTGTGGATCGCCACACGTCCGCCCATCGCGTTGCCTGCATCGGTGAACGCCGCACCCGCGTTGGCAACCGAGGCGAAGGTCGCAGGGACCGTGCCGGGGGTGCCGTCGAAGGTGTAGAACGCCGGATACAGAGCCGCAATCGAAGCCTCGATGCGTTCTGCGGCGCGGCGGGCGTTCGGCTTCAGGATCATATCCGAGAAGCGGTCGAACGACAGAGTGCGGTCGATTGCGCCGATGGTGACTTTGTTGGACCAAGTGTTGTCCATCGTCACGGCAACGGTGCCTTCAATCGCATCTTCCTGGAACGAGGTCAGGTTGAGGTTGTTGTCCTGCCCGAGGTATTGGGCTTGACGGCGAACCCGCGTAATGCCGCCCGACTTCATCTTGTCGGTGTCAAGCTTGTCGCTGCCGACAATCTTGCCCATCACGAGTTCGTTTTCCATGATCCGAACCATCTCTTTCGAGATTTCTGGAACTGTGAATGGAATCACTGCCATTTGGTTGGTCCCTATTTACGGGAGCCGATGGTCCCGCCGTTCTCTCGCCACGCCTTGAACTCGGCGAACGACATTTTTGCAGGATCACGGCCCGCGCCAGCCGATCCCCGCACGGGGCTGATCGGGGGAGGCGCATTGGTTTCGGTGCGTGGCTTGGGCTGCGTCAGGCTGGCCTCAATTCGGCCAATGGCCCGCGCGGCTTCTACCGGCGGTAACTTTGCGATTTGCGCGGCCAGGGCGCGGTTTTGTCCAAGGTGATACGCAACATCAGCGCCCATGTCGGAGGTCTTGATCAAGTCGCCCATCGTCTGCGAGATCGGAACCTCGTCAGACAGGGCAACGGCATCAAAATCCGCATAGCGCTGCTTTGCTTCCGCCAGTTGGGCCGTCCACGATTGCTCGATGACGGCGCGCTCTTTGGCGGTGATTTCCTCAGCCTCACGCTTGGCGGCTTCACCCGCCTCGCCAGCCTTTTTCGCTTCGCGTTCTTCGACCCGACGCTCCGCCTTCCAGATCGCATTGGCGGCGGCAAACTCGAACGGGTCGGAGTAATCAGATTCCTTCGGCGGGGCCTCAGATTTGCCCGCGTTCAGGATGGCATCACGGCTGCGCTCGGCTGCCGCTGCCCGCGCCAAAGCCTCTGCCGCTGCGTCTTGCAAACGGGCGCGATGCGCTTTGTCGCGTTCACGCCTTTCGGCGGCCTTGCTCTTCTTTTCCTCGGGTTCCCCCTCGGCGGTCTGGCCTTCCACCTGACCTTCGGGCTGTTCGCCCTCGATGGTATCAACAACGGTTTCAGGGGCGGCCTCAATGGCTGCCGCGCTTTCGTCTATCATGTGATCCTCTTGGGTTAATACGCCATTTGCGGGGGCTGTTGGCTCGCCAGAGCCACCGCCACTGCCTGCTCAACCGATCCTTCGACCAGTTGCCGAATCTGGCCTTCAAGCGAGGCCACCTCGATCTCTTTCAGCCGCGCCTCAGCCTCAGCCTTGCGGGCGTCGGCTCGCGCTTCCATGGTCTCCGCAATCGCCTTGTCCTTGGCGATCTGCTGCGCCTCTTGCTGCGCCTGCGCCTCAGCCTGTTGCTGCTGCGCCTGCATCATCTTCGCTTGCTGCTTTTCCGGCGTCAGTTCTTCATCTTCCTCGGCAATGCCGGGGGGCAGAAGTTTCCGCAGGCGCTCGGCGGCGCGGTCAGATTCCGCCCAATCCTGCGTCTTGACGTAAAGGTCGGCCAGCACCGTTGCAGCTTGCGGATTGGTTCGGAAGAACTCGTCCATCCCCGCCCGCGTTTCCTCGCGCTTGGACGTGTAGGACGGGCCAACCTGCACCCGCACACCATACTTGCCAACGGTCATGTCATTGACCGGGTAAGCCTCGCCGTCCTGAATCAACATCGCGTTGATCGTTTCCATCTTCTCTTGGCCGTCCTCGCCAAGCAACCGAACCACGCGCTTGGCGTCGTAAATCCGGGGGATCATATCCACCAGAATGCAGCCGGTATGGGAAATGGCTTTAACCATGTTGTCCGCATAGACCGACGTGCTGTTCTGGCTTTCCTCTTTGCGCGCGAGGATTGCCCGCCCGCTTGTCTCATTTGAACGAGCGCCCAAGCTGGCGTCGTAAATGCCGGTTGTGCGCTTTATGTCCTCAGCCGCAACCTGGCTTTCGGTCATCATCGCTTCCGATGATACCGGCGGCTGCACGCGCGACGGTGGACCTGCTTCCGGGTCGGAATTGTAAACCAGATAGGGCCGGTTCGTGCTGCCAGCCTGCGCCCACATATCCTCGTGGCCTGCGATCTGGTCCGCCGTCAGCACGTAGGGCGATTTCGGCTGCATCCCCACCACCTCGGCCTGCGTCGATCGGGCGTAGTTGTAAAGAACCTGAGGGTCTTTGGCATACCGGATCACGCTGGAACGGTAGGTTTGTTCGCCAAGGTGCCATTCTTCGCCAGTAACCGCGACAATCGGAATGTGGCGACACGGGAACTCCATCGGCCCCTCAAGCACATCGTTGCCGCTGATCTTGGCCCACATGCATTGAGGCGTCTTGACAGTGCGGCGCTTGCCGATCTGCAAGCCCTTCGGAAACGGCCCCTTGATGACCTGACCGGATGGCAGAAGCCCGATCTCGTGGGTCTTTTCATCAATCCAGAAGTATTCGGCGACAACCACCTTTTCGGCGCTGCCCCACTGGTTGATGTTCGGGATGGTGTGATCCGAAGTCACATCTACCGGGCTGGCATCCGGGTATTGTTCGGTGAACGTTTCCTTCGGCATTTCCTCGACAATGAAGCCATACCGCGCATCCATCCGCGTCGGATGCTTGGAGAAGGGATCAAGGAACACCGAAAACGGGTTGTAAATCCGCTCAATCATTGCCTCTTGGTCAAAGGTGTCGCCGTCGCAGTAATCGGCCCGCACGCGCCAGAAGCCCATGCTGCACGCCGCTGCGCTTTCGGTCGCGGCCTCGTAGATGCTGGACGCATCCGATTTGTATTCGATATGCCGGATCATGCCTTCAATTATTTCGGCGGTATCCTTGGACGCGGCACTGTCTGCGGCGGTCACGCGAATTGCCGGGTTCAGAGACCGGATTTGCCCCGTTACCTGTCGCACGTTCTGCGCCATGATGTTGATGGTCAGGCATGGCCGCCCCTCGCTCTCGCGCAATAGACGCTCTTCCTCGTCCCACTGCTCACCGATGACGAATTGCAGGTCATTTTCGGCCCGCTCACGGTGCGGCTGATCGGCGGAATACGCCTCATCCATTCGTTCGCGGGCCAGGCGAATGAGTTCTTCATTTGTCATCGCATCCAGCCTTTGCGCGCCGGGATGACATAGCGTGAGGAATCAACCGCGCGCTGCGTCATTGCCGGGAAAAGATCAGTTAGCGCCCACACCAGCGCGTCAACGCGGTCGGGGCTGCCCTCGCCTTCGTAACCTGAGGCGGTCATCTGCGTCATTTGCGCCTCTAGCGCCGGGAACGATCCCACATGGGCAACCCGGCCCTGCTCGTAAAGCGCGGCAATCGGTTCGGCGCGAACATGCTTACCACGGCTGGCCCGCACTTCCTTGATCTTAACGTTCGGGTCGATAGTGCGGATCGTATGCGCCACCATGTCGCCGCCCTGGTTGACCTCGATCACGATGGCGTCGGCATTCCAGCTTCGATACAGGCTGACCGCCCGCCTTGCCCATTCGTTTGGGCTGCCCGAAAGGCTGGCGTCCTCAAGCACGATGCCGCGCTGTTCCGCTATGCCCGCCACGATGATGCCGTGTTCGTCGCTGTCCTCAGTTGCCGTCACCGCCGGATCAACCGCGACGACAATGCGGCCAAGGGGGGGCGCTTCCCGCAAGCGGTAGGCGTCAAGGTTGGCAAGGCTCCACAATGCGCCGGGAAGGTCACCGAGGATTTCGGCATCAAGTTCCTGACGGCCAAGCCTGGTGCCTTCGTATCTCAGTTTCAGCATTTCCAACGCGCTCGGCGCAAGGTTGGCCGCGTTGTCAAACGTGCTGCCCCGCGTCACCCGCGATGTGGACGCCGCGACAAGCGATTTCACCAGCGGCGTCGGCTTTGGCGTGGTCGTCACAACCGCTTGCGGGTTCTGCCCGAGGCGAAGCCCGAACATCAACTGGTCCCACGCTTCCGGGTAGCGCCATGCCGCCAATTCATCGCAGTTGTGAACTAGGATGCCATTGGCGAAGTATTCAGGCTCCCCCGCCACCTTCAAGCAATACACTTCGCTGACCGCCGTGCGTTGCCAAGTTGACACAACGCTGGCTGCAATAGTTTCCACGCCGCGACAGGAATTGCGTCCCGCAGCACCGGCAAACCGCTGGAACGCGCCTGCGTGCTTCGGCGCGCTTTTGCTGACACTTCTTGCAGACGGCATCGCCGCCAACGCGCCGCCGCTGGCAAACCACGCCGCAGTCAACGCAAACCTTTGCCGCGACTGGAACGCTTGCCCAATCAACTTTCGGGCTTTCATCAACGCGATGGATAGCACGGTGGCGCGCATGTTCGACAAGTTGCAGATTGTCGATTTCGTTGTTTTCGCGGTTTCCGTCCAAGTGGTGAACGTCAAAGCCATCAGGGATTGGGCCGCGCTCTGCAATCCACCGCTCCCGGTGAAGCCGCAAAGTGCGCTTGCCCTGCGTCTTGTCAGTCCGCTCGTAATAGCTGCCCCGTCCGGCTCCGTAGATATGCCAAGACCGGCCATTCCATTCCGCGCACCGATTGCACATACCTTGGACCCTTTGCAAAGCGCGGACAGATTCGTCCACCCATGCAAAGAATAAACCGGATGATCTTCGGTGCCAACTAATTCTTTGCCATTGCTAAACAAAACACGGCCCACAACGGCCTGCCTTGCTGCATTGGCGATAATGGCGCGCGGCCCCTTCCGCGTTAGGACAAAATCGCCGGGGCGAAGGCTCTCAATCGACCTTTCGCCTGTTGGCGTTGCAACCATTGTCCCCGCCACAAAGCACCAAGCACGATTATGTTGCGGACCGCGAAGGCGCTCCGGAGCATCGGCTGAGAAGGTATTGTATCGCGTGCCGTTCACCAGGATCAGTTCGCCAAGGCTACGGCTCCATGTCCGCACCGCCTCACGCGGCAGGACGCTGATCAGGCCGCTATTGCCCTCAATGCAGGTATCCCGCGCATCCGCGCTGGTCGGGGCCACGATGGCAATGCGCCACCCTGGGTTTGCCATGCCAGCCCAGGCCACGTCCTCTGCGCCTGTGCGCGTCTTGCCCCAACCACGGCCCGCAAGGATAACCCATGTCCGCCAATCGCCGTCGGGGGTGATCTGGTCAGGGCGGGCTGTTGCGAGCCAGTCACTCCGTGCCGTCAGGGCTGCCCGCTGTTCCGGGCGCAATGCCTGCCAGTCTGCTTGCAATTCGCGCGAAGGCTTCATCGGCGCTCACTTTTACGAGGTGTTCGCCTTCCTCGCCTGGGCCGTTGACCTGCAAGGGCAGAAGGCGGGGGAAGATCGTCCCCCAGAACACGCGCTCATTTTCGGGGGCCCCTTGCGCCCAAGCAGCCATTCGCTCCGCGCCGCCAAGTCTTGCGGCAACGGTCTCGATCATGGCCTTCGCGGTTGCCGTGACCTTGTTCGGGCCGCGCTTTGTGCCGCCGCGCTTGAGGTTCTTGAGGCTCTCGGGATTCATCGCCATTTTGCCGATACCTTAGCCATCACCACGCGCGGTGCCTCTTGCGGTCGTGCTGTGTGTGGAAATGCGAAAAGCGCGGCCAGCCGCCGCCCTGTCCTGCGCTTCTGCCGCCTTGTTCACGTTGCGCCTGATCGCGGCAAGGGTTTCGTCGCTGATGGTGGCGGGGTGCGCCTTGATCATGCCACCCGTGTCGCGCAGGAACGCTTCGGCTTCGCCTGTCGCCTCCTGATATTCTTCAATCGGCACTTGCTCTGTGCCATATCCATCCAGAAGCCGAGCAATCACTTCGCGGGCCTTGCTCAAATAGTCACCCATCACTCACCCACCTTTCGCAATGCATCAACCGCAGCGCGCCCTTTGTCCGTGGGCTGGCAATCCCGCCAGAGCGTTGCCTCCCCCATAAAACCGTCCAATGCGCCCCGCAATGCCCATTTGTGCAGCGGTGTGGGGAAATGCGAAAGCACCCGCTCCAACAGGGCGGGTTGCGGTCGGCGGCTTATTGGCGCGTCGTTCAAATACGTGCCGTGGCGCGTCAAGCAAACACTACCCCACATCGGGCAGCCGTTCAAGCGATTTCACGCTCGCCTTGATGCGCCCGCCGAATTGCAGGTTCAGCCACGCCTCGTTGCCCGTGATCGGCCCCACGTCCACCACCAAGCCCGCAAGCGCGCCGCTGATGATGGTGGCCTTGTCGCCTTCACGGACGCGCAGCATTTCGGCGCGGGCTTCGGCCAAGCGTTGCGCCTCTACCGTCAGCCCCTGCAAGTGCCGGATCACGGTTGGGTGAATGACCACAGGCGTGTTGCCGGTGCAGAATATCCCGCTGATGATGCGGCGGGCTTTCAGGATGTGCCATTGCGGCTGCTTTTGGAATCGCACGTAAAGGTGGCCGGGGATGTATGGGCGCTCGGTTTCAATCTTCCTGCCGCGAATGTGCCGGGTGCGAGTTTCGCTTGGGTAGAAGGCGAACACATCACGCTGCCGGAAGTATGCCCGCGCCTTGGCCTCGCATTGCGGCGGGACGATGACGCAATGCCACGTCGGCCCGCGTTCCTCGCCCGTTTCAATGCTTTGAACCTGTGCCGCTGGCAAAACCTGCCCAACGTAATAGCCAGTTTCGATCTTGCTCAAATCAGTTGCTCCTGCTTGGGGGCGTCCGGCTTTGGCGCGATGAAAAGGTCAGGTTGCCGCGCGGCTTCGTCGACACGGCGTGGTTGACCAGCGCGAGTGCCCGGCGGGCTTGGTCCGCGTGGGATTTGGTGCGATGATAGCCGCCCAGTCTGGATTGCTGCGTTTTCTTGCGCATGGCGACGTTTTCCAGCGCGGCCAATTCTTTTCGGCTTGGCACCTTCCCGAACTTGCGGATCAGATCGGCGCGGTAGTCGTCAACGGTGCGCTCAGGCAGGATCGGCGGTGCGGCGTTCCCGAAGGCGGTGCGAATGTTCTTTGGTTCGGCGGTCATACCCCGCCCTCCGCGTTTGCCGCTATCTCAGCGCCGAGGGCGGCGTAACCGATCAGGTCCGTCCAGTTGTCGAGGTGGCCCGCGTTGGCCTTTATGCGCGCCAGCTTGAACATGCACATCATCGACGCCACGTCGGTTGCCGTAACCGGGGTGTTCAGATGCGCCGACCATATGGCCGCAACACGCCAGAAATTTTCTTCCGCGCTGCCGTGGGTATTGTGGCGGTCAACGGTGATAGCCTCTTTGGCGAGGTCGAGGATTGACGCGCGTATGGGCATGGCCTGCATGGCGTCTGCGGCGGCGTCGGCAAGATGGCCTGAGTTCATGCCATCGCTCCCTTTATGCGGTTGATCAGGGTGCGCACGTATTCCGGCGTCATGCCGTAGGTGGCACCGATGGAACGGGCGGTTTCGCCATTTTCATGCCGTCGCAGGATTTGCAGGTCACGTTCGTCGCGCTGCCGATCCGGCGACTTCCACGCGGTCTGGTCAAAATACGATTTCATCTTCCAACTCCTCTTCCAGCGCCGTCGGCTTGCGAACGGCTGCGATTTCTGTTCCGGGGAAACTGTCCTTGATTGCAGCGACGATCCCGCCGTAGTGGGCAAGCGCGAGGCTGACCTCGTGCAGCGAATACAGGCGCACCCCCGGCAGGCTGGCTTGCAGGGCCGTCCAGTCGCCGCCATCGCGGATGATGGCGCAGTCACGCCCGTCCACTGTCAGCCGCCACGCCTCGGGCGGTGTTGGCACATGCCCTGCGGCGCGGGCTTCTGCGTCCAGTGCGGCGATGCCACGGACGCAGGCGGCAACACGGGCGGCTACCAGTTCCGGATCCTGCGCCGTGATGGCTGCGTTGAGGTTCGCCATAGCCAAGCCCCACCGCTCCGCCGTTTGCGGGCTGACGAGTTCGGGCAGCCGATCCTGACCCCATTGCGCATCGGCGGCGCGGACGTCGCGGTCGAACGGCGCGGTGGCGAGGTCGCACCGAATTTCAGCGGCAGTCGCGCCTGGGTAGACGAGCGTGTCCGATTTGCGGGAACGTGGCGGGCGGGTCATTCCAGATCACCGAAAAAGACGACGCTGTTCCGCTGTTCCACGCCACCCCGTTCTAAGAAACGGGGGTGGTGGCACAAAGATGGCCGTGTTCCGCTTGCCAGAAAAACTGTTCCGCAAATAACGTAGTTCTTTCTGATACTTGCGAGTTTTTGTTCCACGCTGTTCCGCAGCGGAACAGCGGAACGGAACAGCGGAACAGCGGGGGTCTTCTGTTCCGCTTTTTGTTCCGCTTTTTGTTCCGCTTTTTCGAGGGTGTTTCCCATCACACTTCCTTTGCGAATGGCTGGCCTGTGCGCAGCATTTCCACCGCGCGTTCGCCGTCTTTTGTAAGTTCGAGGTTGGTGCGAAACCGCTTCACCAGCTTCTGTTCGATCAGGCGATCAATCAGGCGTTTCATGGTGCTGGTGAGGGCTTTGCCGTCTTTGCCGACCATGCCGACCGTGACGCATCGGTCGCGGATCGAGATTGCGGGGCTGTCTTCTATGGTCAGGAGGGTCTTGTCTTCGCGGCTCAGGTTTTCCGTTGCCAAGGCTATGGCGCGGGTATCCGACAGCGGCTTGGCAAGAATGGTGGGGATGATTCGGCCTTGGTTGTCGCATATCGCCGCAGTCTCATACCGCTGGAGTTCCATTTGCAGCGGTTCAAACTCTGCGCCCCGGAACTTACCCTGCCAGTGCATCGTGAGGATGTCGGCTTCCTTCCAAAGCGTGAGGTTGCCGTCTACTTCGTTCAGCAGCGACGATCCGCCCTTGGGGGTGAGGTTGCCGCGCGTGGCGTTCTTGACGGGGTGCGCTGGCATGATAACGGCGGGCTTGGCGTCGAAGGCTGCAACGCGGCGTATGACGCGGGTGAAGTCCAGCGCTTGGGCGTTGCTGTTTTCATCATCGCCGTCGAAGTATGCGGCGAAGGTATCCACCACCACGAGGATCAGGTTGGGCAGCCTGGCGGCCTCTTGGCGCAGCTTTTCCAGATCCCCGCGTATTGAGAATGTGCCGGCAACGAAGTGCAGGCGGCATTGCGCGGGGTCGATCTTGTGAAACTCCATCGTTGCGATTGTGCGGGCGCGCACGTCGTCGGGGTTTTCGCCTGCTAGGAACAGCACGTCGCCGGGTTCAACCTCATGCGAGCAGAACCGCCCGCCTGTGGCTATGGATGTGGCCGCGTAGAGCATTACGGCGGTCTTGCCGCTGCCAGTTGGTGCGGTGAGGGTGTAGACCCTGCCCCGCTGGATGATGCCGTCCACGATGTATTCAGGGGCGACGAAATCAGCGGTGAAGGCGTCCGCGCGCTGCACTTGCCATCCCTGCGCTTGCGGTGCTGGGTCGGACGGCGTGGGTGCTGGCGCATGGTCGAAGTTGGGGGTGAAGTCCGCAACGGGTGAAGGCGTCCACCCTTTCTTCCGCGCCCCGTCTATGGCCGTCTGCACTTCGCGGGCGGTCTGCTCGCCGGTATAGCCTGCCAGCGTAAGGGGCTGCGTCAGGGCGTGTATCTCGCTGTCTGACAGCCCCTTGGCGACGTAGGACGCCACCAGCCGGATGACGGCGTCGTGCCAGTCCTTGCCGCTCAGGGCGCGCACGGCCATTTGTTCGCGGTCCAGCGATGCGGGCGCGCTTCCAGTGTCGATCTGGAACCGGCCTTCCATCGACGGCGCATCGACGGTGGCGCGCTGCGACAGTGGCAAGGCAGCGGTGGTTGGCGCGAACACGCGGGCCAGTTGCTCCAACGTGACGGGGTTGCGCGGTTCCGGGTATTCGGTGCGGATCGTGGCGGTTTCGGATATGTAGCCGCGTTCGATCTTGTGCTTGGCGGGCCACGTCACCGTTCCGCCCACACGCATGATGCGGCTTGGGTTGATCACCTTGCCATCGCTTTTCAGGTTGGCGGCGATGCGAGCCTGCATGTCGCGCCATTCCGCCATGTCGCGGGTTGGCTGGTTCAACTCAAAATAGACGTGAACGCGGGTGGTCGGTGTCTGCCCGGTGATGACGGCGGCGGTCCACTTGGGGCCGACGAAGTTGCGCACGTTGTCGCTGGCCTGCGCGTCATCGCAATCGGCCCAGACGAAGAACGCGGCGGCAATGTCGTCATCCTTGGCGCTGCCTATGGTGTCCGCTTTGACAGGGTTGCGAACGGCATAGATGTTCATTCCGGCCTTATTGACGGCTGCGGCCCATTCGACGGCTTCGGTAATGTGGCGGGCGGAGAACGTGGCGGATTGCGGCTGGCGGTTTTCGGCCAGGGCGCGCAACTCAAACACAACGGGTTCCGGCAATTCGATCCAGCGCCGGGTCATCCATGTCAAATCGGCGCGGATGGCGTCGAGGTCTGGCGATGGGTCCGCTTTATGGTTCAACAAAATGCCCGCCTCGGATGGTTTCTTGTGCTATGGGTTGCCCGCGCGCCGAAACGCGCGAGCGGTTGTTACTTCGCGGTCGCCAAAACTTGGGCTGTTAGGGCTTTGTCGATGGCGACCGAGATTGCCTTTTGGGCGTTCAGAAGGAGTGCTTCCGTAAGAACCGCGTCCTCTTCCGGGTCGCCCCGGAGAAGGGCGCGGTTCTGCGTTGCGCAGGCGACCGCATCGACAAGCCAATCAGCCCTGTCGTTCACGATTGCCGTGATTGCCTGCCCAAGCGTCGGCATCAAAACGCATCGTCCGCGAGTGCAGCGACCGGTGCCGGTGCGGGCTTGGCGGCTTGCACCGGCTGCGCGGCTTCCGTGGCAATGACCGGCGGGGCCGCTTTCAGGCAGTCAGGGCGCGGCACCCATTTCGTGATGGTCAGAAGCGGGATGTTCGCGGAGCCGTTCGACAGCTCTCTTTTTTCCACGCCGGTCATTTGCACTAGCGGCAGAAGCGCGCCGTTCTGGCTATGCGCGCCCCACTCCGCCATGATCTGCTTGGACAGACGGGTGAAGCCTTCGTAAGCGGCGAAACTGCCCTGTTCCCAGGTTGCCGCCTTGCCGCCGCCAATGGCGCAGCGCACGGACAGCGCCTTCGACCATGCGTAAGCGCCGGACAGTTTCTTGCTTTCGTCGGGGCGCGGGGTCGATTGCGAGATTGACGGGTTCCAGCGGCGTTCCGGGGCCATGCCCTTTGCGCCGTCCTTTTCCCAACCGAGTTTCAGCGTGTCGAGGTCAACCACGCAGCCGTTGACGAATGCGGGAACCACTGCCTCGGTCTTGTTGCCGAGTTCGTCTTTGTCGCGCAAAACCCAAGTGCGCGGGGCAAAGCCCTTCTCCGCCGAACCATTGCTGGTCCACGAAATCCACGGGCCTTGCGAGCCGCCCGTGTCGCCTGTGTCGATGTTGAACATGTTAGAGCCTTTCGATTGCGCTATGTCGCGCCATACCGGGGAACCGCCCCGGCGCGGTCGTCAACGCAGTTCGGCGAGCCGTTCCGCGTATTCCTGAAGGACGTGATCGTAGGACGCGGGGGCCAAGCCGTTGATCAGCGGCCAATACCGGGCGAAGTGCATCCGCGCGGTTTTCGCGGTCTTGGGCGCCACGATGTCCATGACGATCAGCTTGGCGAGCGAGGCGTCGATTTCCTCTTGCGTGGCGTCTGCGGAAACGGCGTCCTGCGCCGCGTCGAGGATGGCCTGCACGTAATCAATCTTGCCGTAGCCTGGGCGGCTGTCGCCTGTGTCGATTGTGAAGCTGGTCATGCTGCTTTCTCCGCCATTGCTTCGCGGGCGAGGTAGGCCAGCCCATCAAGTGTGGTGTCAAACCACTCGCCAGACGTCGCCAAGGGCAGGCTGACGCGGATGGGCTGGCGGTTGTATTTCCAGATCACGCACGGCGTCTTGCCGGTCTTGGCAGCGGCCCGGGTGGCTTGCTCGCGCCAA